AAATACAAATTGATTGTTCAGTTGCTGATAAACTATCAGGAACATTATCAGTCATGGAAATAACGTAGGAGTTTTAATTGGCTTACATTGGAAAAGTACCTGCTAATGCACCCTTAACATCAAGCGATATTGCTGATGGTATTATCTCTACTGCTGATTTAGCTAACACAGCTGTAACAGGAGCAAAAGTAAATACAGATGTTATTTCTGCACAGACAGCACTTGCAACAGCACCAGCTGATACAGATGAATTTCTAGTATCGGATGCTGGAGTAATTAAAAGAATAGATTACAGTTTAATTAAAGGTGGTGGTATGTTTGAATTAATAACAACTAACACAATTTCAAGTGCTGTAGCACAAGTTGATTTTACAAGCACTCACATAACAACAACTTATAGAGATTATAGAATAGTAGCTACAGGTATAATTGGGTCTGCTGATGATGTTAAATCTCAATTTCTTTTTAGCACTGATGGTGGTTCTAGTTTTTTAACAGATTCTCATTATGATTTTGCTTTCTCAAATATTAATAGTGATGATAACAATCAACAATTTGAAACAGAAGTAAATCAAGCTCACATAAATATATCAGGTGCAACAACACAAGGTAATGCAACAGGTGAAGCTGGAAGTTTTATAGCTGATATTTTTGATCCATTAAATCAAACATCAGATAATTCATTTTTACACGGAATAGGAAGAGGTTGTTATTACGATACAGCTGGTGTTTTAATACATTATGCAGGTAGTTTTGGCAGAGCTCAAGTAAACACCGAAGATAACGTTTATAATGCTATAAGAGTAAAATATAGTTCAGGCAACATTGCACAAGGAATTATTAGTTTGTATGGGAGAAAAATATAATGGCATATATAGGACAATCACCATCAATAGGAAACTTTCAAGTCTGCGATGCTATTAGTGTAGTTAATGGTCAAGCTGCATACACGATGCAAGTATCATCTGTTAATGTAGTACCTGAAACAGCTAACCACATGATCGTATCTTTAAATGGTATTATTCAAGCACCCGGTAGTTCATTTACTGTAGCTGGTTCAACTATTACTTTTGCATCTAACCTTGTAACAGGTGATGTTATAAACTTTATTCATATACTAGGATCAGTTCTTGATCTTGGTGTACCTAGCGATGACACAGTAAGTACAGCAAAAATATCAGCTAATGCTGTAACAGCTGCTAAATTTAATGCAGATGTAATATCAGGACAAACTGCTTTAGCTACTGAACCAGCAGATACAGATGAGTTTTTAGTTAGCGATGCTGGAGTATTAAAAAGAATAGACTACTCACTTATAAAAGGTGGTGGTACATTAGTTTTACTTTCTACAACAACAGTATCTAGTGGAGTATCAACAGTAGATATAACTTCAAATATTGATAGCACATATAAAAGATATATGATTGATGCTATAGGTCTGCACATAGCAACAGACGATCAAAATATTGATATTCAGGTTTTTAATAGTAGTATAGAAACAGCTAGTGTTTATTGTCAGTTTTCAGTAGATGGTGCTCAAAATAGTAGTTCTGTTGGTCACGTCTCTACACAAGATACAGCTGTTGGTATTACAATAGGTTTATCAGTGGGTAATGCTTCTGTAGAACACCTTAATTCTAGAATATTTTTAAATAATCCATCTGAAACAACTTTTCATAAACTTTTAGAATTTTCGAGTACTTATCAGGATAGTAGTGCAAATTCTAGTTATACAGCTGGTTTTGGAAGCGTTAAAGACGCATCAGCAATTACAGGAATAAGATTTAAAACATCGTCAGGAAATATTGATGGTGGAGTTATCAAACTTTACGGAATAATATAGGAGTTAATCAATGGCTCTTAACTTTGCTAACAACAATTCCTTATCATCAATCACAGCAAAACCAAGTGGATTAGCTGGTGGTGAATTAAATTTAATATCTACACAGACAGCTAGTAGCAGTTCCTCATTATCTTTTACAAGTGGTATAGATTCTACTTACAAAGAGTATGTATTTAAATGGATAAATATACACCCAGCTACAAATAATGTGGAATGGGAATTAAATTTTAGAGATGGTTCTTCTGCTTTTGATGCTGTTAAAACTACAACTAGCTTTCTTGCCAACCATACTGAAGCTGATGGTGGTGCAAGTATATCTTACAGAACAGGTGAAGATTTAGCACAATCTACTGCATATCAAAAATTAAATGAAAATACTTATGGAACTGATGCTGATGCTTCTTTATGTGGTGAAATGCATTTATTTGCTCCATCTGATACAAATTTTGTAAAACATTTTTTAATTACAAATACTCATATGGCAACAAATCCTGGAAGCAGGCAAGATTATACAGCTGGATATTGCAATGTTACTGACGCAATAGATGGTGTAGATTTTAAATTTTCATCAGGCAATATAGATTCAGGAGTTATAAAATTATATGGCATTAGTTAAATACAATAACAATTCTATAAGTGCTGTTACAGCAGCAGCTAGTATTCCTAGTGGTAGTATGAATTTAATTACTACAAACACTATTACATCAGGAGTATCGTCATCTTCTTTTACTTCTAATATTGATAGCACATACGATACTTATATGTTCAAATTTATAAATATGCACCCAGCTAGTGATAGTGTAGAATTTCATTTTAATTTTAGAGATGGTAGTTCAGCTTTTGATGCTACTAAAACAACTACATATTTTTATGCTTATCATAAAGAAAATGGTTCTGATGCTGGTCTAGCATATGTTGGTGGTAGAGATTTAGCACAAAGCACAAGTTATCAACCAATAACGCAAGATAGCGATAATGATAATGATAGCTCTATATCAGGAGAAGTATTTTTATTCTCTCCATCAAACACAACTTTTGTAAAACATTTTATAGGTAGAGTAAGTCATATTGAAAGTTCTAGTCCTAATTTTGCTGTACAAGCAAAGTTTGCTGGTTATTGTAATGTAACTGCCGCTATTGATGGTGTAGATTTTAAATTTTCTAGTGGAAACATAGATAGTGGTGTAATCAAAATGTATGGATTGAGTAAATCATGAGTATAGTTAAACTAAATAATAATGGTGTAAAAGATGCAACAGCATTTGGTAGCATAACAGGACTTGGTAATTTAGTTTTTATATCAAGATCAACAGCTAGTTCATCATCAAGTTTAAGTATTACATCAGGTATAAATAGCACTTATAAAGAATATATATTTATGTTTAATAATATTCACCCAGCTAGTGATAATGTTGCTTTCCAAGTAAATTTTTCAACAGATGGTGGTTCAAACTATAATGTTACTAAAACTACCACTTATTTTTCAGCATATCATTATGAAAGTGATTCTGGTGCAGGATTAACTTATGATACAGGAAATGATTTAGCACAAAGTACAAGCTATCAAAATTTATCTCATACAGTAGGAAATGGTGCTGATGAAAGTTGTTCAGGAACTTTACATTTATTTGATCCCAGTAATACAACTTTTGTAAAACATTTTATTACTAATTGTAATCAATATAGAGGAGATGATATAAGTGAAAATGATTATGCAGCAGGCTACGGAAATACACAAAGTGCCATAAATGCTGTGGACTTTAAGATGTCGTCAGGAAACATAGATGCTGGTACAATAGATATGTATGGAGTTAAATAAAAAATTATGATACTAACACAAACACAAGGAGAAAAATATGGCAAGATATAAAATGGTAAATGGAGAAAGAATCCAATTTACAGCAGCAGAAGAGACAGCTAGAGATGCAGAAGAAACAGCTTGGTCTAATGGTGCTTTTGATAGAGCTATGTCAGACTTAAGACAAAGAAGAAGTGCTTTGTTATCAGCTACTGACTTCTATGCTTTATCAGATGTAACAATGAGTGCTGACATGACAACGTACAGACAAAATCTTCGTGATCTAACGAATGGTTTAAGTACAGTTGCTGATGTTAATGCTGTTGTCTACCCAACAAAACCTGAATAAATTATATAAATTATAATTCATATCTGTTAATAAATTAACATGAAGTTTATGTTAATTTTAAAGGTATGTTCTGCTGTACACATGGATTGTTTACCACCCATTCATGATAGTTTTGTATTTAATTCTTGGTCAGAATGTGCTAGTGCAGGTTATCTACGTTCTATTAAAATAATTAACAGTATGGAAAGTAGTGTAATTAATAACAATAAAGTTGTGGTAAACTTTAAATGTACGGAAATAACAGAATCATAGGAGTATATATGGATAAAATGATAGGAATCTTTTTAGAAGAAATAACAAACTTTTGGGAAAAAGTAAAAAGCTATGTCAAAAACAAAATTAAAAAAATCATCTGCAAGTGTAAAAAAAATTAAAGAATACGCAGAAAAAAATAATAGTATTCGCATCTCATACCATGAGAAGGTGTGTGCGGAACGTATGAAAACTTTATTTAAAGCTATAGACGAAATGAGAGTAGATATAAAAAATCTACACTCTGATATGAACAAAGGAAAAGGTGTTATAAATTTCCTAGTTGTTATTGGTGGCACACTTGCGGTCATTCTAGGTTTTTTTAAAATGGATGGCTAAACGCAGACAGACAGCATCAGTAGGATTATATAATGAACTCATTGCTCAAGCTGAATTTGCTAAAGACCCAAACAAGATTGTCTTTGTACCAGCTATGGGTAAAGGACCAATAGATATGGTAGTGCTAGATATAGCAACAGGAGAGTATAAAGCATACGATGTTAAAGCATCTAACTACAGAAAAGTTAAGAAAACCATGATATATAGAGGGTTGACAGCAGAACAAAAAAAATTAAAAGTTCAAATATATTATAACAAATGAAACTATCTAAACATTTTAACCTAGAAGAGTTTACCAAGTCTATGACAGCTCAACGTAAAGGTATTGATAATACACCAGGAGCAGGTGATATAAAAAATTTAGAAGATTTATGCTACTGTGTATTAGAACCAGTAAGAAATAAGTTTGATAAACCTGTAACAATTACATCAGGATATAGATCAGAAGAACTATGTGAAGCTATAGGTAGTAAAAAAACATCGCAACACGCAAAAGGAATGGCAGCAGATTTTGAGATAGCTGGAGTACCTAATATTAAAGTAGCTTATTGGATTTCTAATAACTGCGACTTTGACCAACTCATCCTTGAATACTATAAGAAAGATGATCCAGCTGCAGGTTGGATTCATTGTAGTTATAATGAAAAAGGTAATAATAGAAAACAAATATTAACTTATGATGGTAAAAAATTTGAAAATAATTTACCAGATATGGAATGGAAAGATGGTCAGGTAGTAGAGTAATGGCAAGAGATTACAAATCAGAATATAATAATTATCACTCATCATCTAAACAAAAAAAAGATAGAGCTGGTAGAAATGGTGCTAGACGAAAAATGAAAAAAAAATATGGTAATAGTATATTGGGTCGAGACGTAGATCATAAAGATAGAAACCCTAGAAATAATAGTGCAGGTAATTTAAGAGTACAAAATAAATCATCTAACAGATCAAGGAACGGATAATTATGTGGTTAAATTTATTAGGCATGGGATTAAAGACAGCAGGAAAACTTTATGCTGACAAACAAAAAACTAAAGAAGCTCTATCAGGAGCAAAACTTCTTCACGCAGAGAAGATGAGACGGGGAGAGATAGAATTTTCAGGTAAGGTATTTGAGCATCAGAAGGGAGACTGGAAAGATGAGTTCGTACTGATTGTTTTATCAACCCCCATCTTCATGTTAGCTTACTCTGTGTTTGCAGATGATCCAGAAATAGAACAGAAGATGGATTTATTCTTTGAGAAACTTCAGTCAATGCCTTGGTGGATGGTTGGACTTTGGGTATCAGTTGTTGCTGCTATCTATGGTATTAAAGCTAGTGAAATAAAAAACTTTAGTAAATGACAATCAACACTTCATACACACAGCAATACAATAAGAAGGTAAGTTTATTATCTCAACAAACGGGAAAGAGAAATGGCAAAAAGATTCAACGTAGACAAAGTTCAGCACGAAAGAATCGCAAAAAGTACTAGCTTGGGTAGAAGACCTAAAACGTCATCTATGAATAAAAATAAAAAACGTACATGGAAAAAATATGTAGGTCAAGGTAGATGAAACCTATAATGATAACCTTGCTATACCTCACCTTTGGTGGAGAAATTAAGCAAGACACATTTGAAATCTTTACAACTTGTAGCTCTTGGTTTAATACAAATATAACTACTGTGGAAAAAAGGAAAAAGACATTTATGTCTAACCATTATTACCACGTTTATAAAGGTAAAAAAGTTATAGGATATGTATGCCAAGGAAACGAACCTCAATAAAAAAAGTTGAAGCACCCAATAAATTTGAATGGCTTAAAAAAAACATAGTTATAGTTCCTGTGATAGCAGCAATTATTGCTGGAACATTTACATCAGTTAGATATGTCCTTAACCTTACAGATACTATTACAGCTAACCAAGAAACCATTATTAAATTAGAAGAAAGATTTAATAATTCTAGAGCTGACATTAATGACCTTAAACAAAGACTGTCAGCTGCGGAAGCAACATGGACTATGGCAGAAAATTTATACAGACAATTAGCAGACACAGTAAGAGATCACACTTATGACCTTAAAGACCTTACGAGATAATTTACTATGGATTATATTTTTTCTTTGTGTAGCAACTTATGCACAAGCAAGGAACGATTATCTTAATGACTACGGAACTTGTGAAAGAGGTAGTTGGGAAACTTATACAGAAGTTAGACAACATGAATACAAAACAGGCACGAGTAATGAGTATCAAGATCAAACACTAGGTTTTAGATTTCGTATGCCTTTAGGTGCTGTGTGTAGTGATGAATATATTGCAGAAATGCAGAAGAAAAGTAAAATAAAAACCCAACTTGAACTTATAAAAGAATGTAAAAGAATACCTAGAATTAGTCCACCACCTTTAGAATTTGCAGAGCTATTTAATATGTGTAATAAACTAGGTGTGGTAGGAGTAGTACAAGAAAAAAGACCAGAAGGTAGACATTGGGATAATTTAAAAATAAAGTATTTAAAAGACAATCCTGATATTGTAATAATGGAACAGGCAATACCAAATGAAATTAAATGAAGGCACAAAAGTAAGCACCGATCTTAAAACTATTCTATCAATCGTAGCAGGTGTTGCTATTGGTGTGTGGGTTTACTTTGGTATCGAAGAAAGACTTAACAGATTAGAAACAGCAGACACTCTCTTTGCTGCAGACCTTCTCAAAAAAGCAGAACAAGAACCTAAGAACTTAGAGATGTATATGTTAATAGAACATTTAGCAACACAGATAGAATCAATAGAAAAAGAGATAGAAGCTAGTAGATATAATAAAGTAAACATAGACCACCTTAAAGAACAAATACTTTCAATACAAAAAGATATTGAAAAATTAAGAAATGGTAATCACTAATGGTAGAAATTGTTATAGCTTTAATAATGCACCTCAATGGAGATATAGTTGAGCATACTTACAAAGAAAAGATGTCAGCTTGTTTAAAATCTAAACGTATAGCACAGAGAGAAGTCAATCCTCAGTCTGTTAGGTTCTCTTGTAATAAAATAAAAGCAGAGACAGAGATATATATGGGTGCTAAAAAAATATTAAAAATAGTTTCAATGTCTAAGTAATGTATTCTTTGATTTGGTTTCAAGATGATCGTTGGCAGATATTCACAAATGAGATATGGGAGACAGAGAAAGAAGCTACAGAATACGGGGTAAGAAATAAATTTAAAAAGAAAGATAAATGGAAAGTTGTTTTATACGACAGAAAATATTATAAACGATCATGGCTATAGATTATAGAGGAGAAAAATTTTCAGGTTATAACAAACCAAAAAATGCTAGAACTAAAACTAAAAAGTTTGCAGTTCTTGCAAAGTCAGGAGATCAAGTAAAACTTATTAGGTATGGGGATGCCAATATGAAGATTAGAAAAAATAATAAAGCAGCTAGAAAAAGTTTCAGAGCCAGGCATAAGTGCGATACCAAGAAGAGCATTTTAAGTGCTGGCTATTGGAGCTGCAAGAGATGGTGAGAAAAAAAACTTGGGTTAAATCTAAAAAAGAACTTACAATTAAATGTGGCACTTGTTTAATGTGCGATAAACCTATGATGTCTAATGAAGGTGGTTGGATCATTAATGCTAACAAAGATTACTTTTGTGAAAAGCATAGAGCCAATGAACACAGTTGCTTCGATGAATATTTAAAACAATATAAAGAGTGGCAAAGACTACACCCCTAATTGATCTTTTAATTCTATAAATTCTTCGTGTATCGTTTTATCTGCACCCCAAAATCTTAATCCATTAGCTTTCATTCTTCTATGATGTATTACAGTTGAGTGATCTATCTTAAACATTCTACCTAGTTGAGATAAAGATATAGGATATTTTTCAATCATTAAATTAATAATAATACTTCTTGCTCTAACTAAAGATTCAAATCTTCTGCTGCCTAAAACTTCTTGTTTATTAACTTCGTATCTAATACAAACTTTATTAACTACAGCATCAAAAGATGCAGGATATATTTTTTTTATTCTAACAGATTTTTCAAGTTTTAAATCTTCTTTATGTTCTTCTAATTTTTCTTGTCTAACTTTTAATTTAAATAATTGATGCTCTACTTTATTTCTGTTGTGTTGTAGTGCCATACGATAACCATTTTTAAATCCAGTTTTGTATAACATGAGTTCTCTCAATGTTAGTTCCCTATACATTGGTGCTTTTAAAGCAGTTTTAAATTGTGTAAGTGTTTTCATTTGCGGTAGCATCCCCTCTAGTTGTTTGCACAACTTGTTGTTGTTTTAACTTATGTAATTAATGTCTATCTGTTTGACATTAATTGTTCTCTGCACTCAGACACTTTCAAATACAAGCTATAACTTTCAGCTTTTAATTTGTTTGCCTTTTGAATTGTTTGAACATACAGCTTACTTTTCTTTTGTTGCTTGTCCATCAACTCTTGCAGACGAATTTTCGTTTTGTTCATCATGCTCCTTCACTGTTGTGTGATCCCATTTAATTTCGTTGACCACTACTTCTACTAACTTACCTTCATTTGAAGGGTCGGCAGCTTTCTTTACGGAATCAAATATTTCTACATATTTAAAATTTGCATCTCCGTACTTAGTTCTTTTAAATGTTTTTGCCATAATGTCAATCGTAATCTCTTTCTAAGATAAACTCTAGGTTTTGTATTGCTTTTAGTATATCCTCTTTGCCGTTTTTATGTTCGTGTCTTGATACATATTTAATAACGCATCCCTCTGGAAACTGTAATCTATTTGCTACGATATACTCGATGGGTTGGATAGCCATATCTTGATAGTGCGATCCGCCTATTTGCTTTTCTAATTTTTTTTTATTCATAATTAAAGGGGTCTCTGTGGGGAGGAAAACAACTAATGAAAAAGTCAAGGGTGATGACTAAAACTCCCCACAAAGATGTCAAGGTTATTTAAAACCTAGACTTGTTATTATTACCATAAGCTACATTTTTAGCAAATGTCTTTTGTGGTGCAAAAGATGGTTGTCCACCACCACTACTACTTGCAGCACTTGGTGTGTTCGGTGTTAACTTAATAGTTATACCGCCAGTTGGTTGACCACTTTCGTCTTTAGTGTTCCATCCAGCTTGGCTCATCCAAGAACCACCTACTTTAACTCCTATGGTCCAGTTTTTTCCTTCTGGAGATTTAGGGTTTCTAGGTGCTACCCAATCTGGGTGTTTCTCTTCTGTTTTTTTATCGTTGGGTACTACGTTGACCCATATTGCTTCTTCCATTTTTTTCCTTTTGTTATCTGTAGCTTTATTGCTACACGTTATTACTTAATTGCAACTCTTTAGCATCAGCAACTTTTTTTATTTGTTGATATGCTTTAGAATTGTTTTTCATAAGATATTGAAGTTGACCTTTATACTTTTCAGCCAAGCTATAAAATTGTTTAGAATTTTTAGCTAACTTTATGTACTCCTTTATCTCTTCGGCATCCACTTTATCATCAAGATAAACTGGACTTGTTTCTTCCTTTACAGAAGAAATTTTATTAAATGATTTGGCTTGATAACCATC